TCAGGGTGCGGAAAGTCCGGTGCATCCCTCCCACAAGGTTTGAACGGCAGCGAGAAACTGGTTGGCGTGGTCGCTGGTGAATGCCGTTCCGGCACCCCAAAAAAAGACTTCTTCCTGGCAGTATTGATCGGGGGAGGACCAGTTTCGCCGCAGCGCGTGGATATTGTTGGCTGGGAGAGCACCACCGGTAGTGGTTGCGGTCCATGATGTGCTAGAATTGGATTTCCGGCGGTAGAGGGTTCGAGCTGTTCCGGTGATGGTGGCGAGATAAAGCCCGGTGTTGGACAAGCCAAGCCCGCCGAAGGTCGATAAGGTGTTCAAACCCATTATGGATACCCGCCTTTCACTCCCCACACCGCTCCGAAACAGATCGAAAATATTGCCCGCACCAGGGCGGTTCCCCACAATGCTCTGGGTGGTGTCGCTGTGGTTGGATCGGAATCCTCCGAAATTAGCGATGCTGGTGGAAGAGCATCCCAGGGCTTCGTAAGTCGTGCCAAAATCAAAATGCCCGGTGCTGCCATCACCTCGAACAAACCCGGTTCCATGAGTCACAGTCCCCCCAAACGTCCCACTGCCCCGCGCGATCCAGTCAATTGCATTCGGGCCAGCAGCTCCCCAGATGGGGAGATAGAAACGTTTGATCGCAGCATGCCAACCTTCGATTTTACCGGTGCGGAAAAATGTGTCGATCGCGGATAGCTGGGAATTTGAGACAGTGGCACCAGCGGTGACAATGGCGACGATACATGCGGCTGCGTCCGAGTCGATCAGGCTCCACGCTTGGATGTCGCCCAGCACTATTTTGCTCACGGCTGTATTGCCCAGCCGGATCGTGCTCGGATTCGTAGAGCCCAAACGGATGCTCATTTGATGACGTAAAGGGTGGAGGCTGATTTGTTGGCGATGGCGTCGTATGCTGCTTGTGTGAGAGACACGATGTTCGTGACGGCGTCAGACCCAGCAATACCAGTGGTGTCGGAGGCAGGAACTTTAGCGGCAGCCCTGACGCCCGCCGGGTCCGCCTCGATGGCGGAGATGACTGAGGCGTTTGTGAGTGCCTCCACATGCGCGGTGATGGCCTGCTTGATTCGCAGAGGCGAAAATGAGCGCAGGCCTGTCTCTGTGCCGGCTTCGGATTCGGCTTGGGTGGCCGGGGTCTGGGCTGGCTCAGCTCCGAGATCGGCTGGGGTGGCGGGGATATCGTCTGCGTCGGCCGGGGTGAACCCAAGGGCAGCGATCACTTGCGCCTGGGTCGGGACGGTGGCCGGGTTTTCCGTGTGGATCGGGATGGATACCTCGGTCTGGCGCGTGATATCTCGCGAAAACTTGAGCGTGCCTCTGGCGGGGGTGCGGACTTCGGCGGTGGTGAGGTGCTGGGCCTGGATGTCCCAATAGATGGTGATGGCATCGATGTCCCTGGTGTCTTGCGGCACGAGGGCGACCAGGGCATTGGTGCCGCTGTGCGTGATCCCGGCCCCGGTGGCCTTTTGGATGAGGGCTGCGTCATCCGGATCGGTCCGCTTGGCTTTTGCCGTGAAAATGAGGTGCCAGTCGGAGCCGGGCGTGAACCCTGCGTCATCCCATTCCAGAGGAATGGTGAAGGTCGAGCTGTCTCCGTAGAATTGATTGAGTTTCATGGTGGGTCGAGGGTGACTTGTTCGCCGAAAAGCGTGGGCTTGGAGCCGTAGGGGCCGCGGTGGTGGAAGGCGCGGCCGTTGACCACGCGGCGGGTGCCGGGTGTGTCGGGAGGATTGATGAAATACCATCCGGACAGGTAGTCCTCGGGATCGAGAGTGCCGGCGGGGCGGGTCCATTCCCAGGTGTTGTCCACCGAGAAAAACGAGCGCGCGGCCGTGGGCGGATCTGCGTCCCATCCGGCCGGTTCGTCGAGGATGTCCCACATGACCTTGAACCATGTGCCGGTGTGCTCGTCATCGACGATCCAGCGGCGGCGTGCTTGGCGCGCGCTGGTGCATCCTCGCCATGCGGAGCATGAGGGTTCTTCGTCGGCATCTTCGGTGTAATCCACCTCGCTGAAATCCGGTGCGGCAGGGTCGGAGAAAATGACGGTCCACACTTCCTCTCCGGTGCCGAGTTCGGTGATGGGGATGGTCTTGGTGAAGGTTCCCGGGGCTGTGAAATCCCATGACGCGTCGATCGCCGGGCCGTTGATGACCGGATCGAAAAAATACGCGACGCCGGCCCCGCTGTCGGTGGTGATGTCCGGATCGTCCGGCGGGTATTGTTGGGAGGATGACGAGGTGAAGGTGCCCTCGATCACGGAATAGAACGGCCCGCCGATTGGACCCACCAGATTCAGCGAGATTTCATCCGCTGCGGTATCGGTGCGGGTGGTGGATCCGATCTCTTCGAGTTGGCCTGGGCGAGGCGCGAGATAATAGGAAAGCGTCTCGGTCAGCGTCTGGGCGTAGATGGCTTGGCACGCAAACGTGGCGGGGGCGGTTTTGATCAGTTGGGTGGTGACCAACGCGGTGGAATCCTTGTCCTCGGTCTCAGTGTCCGGATCGTATCCCTCGTGTGGGGTTTCGAGATGCCGATCGTAGGTGTAAACGGTCTGCCGGGAGGCAAACCTGGGCGGGCAATCTTCCTCCGGGACATCGGGGTGCTCGGGCAGTTCGAACCCGCAGATTGGCACCGTCACGGATTCGCACTCTACCCCCGGCACCGGGCATTCCGGCAGCTCGCAGCAGCAGCCGGATGCCAGCATGGCGTTCCATGCCGGGAGCGTGTCAATCGGGTCTGCGGTGAATGTGCTCATGCGCGGACGAGTATCCAGTTTCCGAGGCAAGCCTGGGTGGCGAGGCTGCCGACTCCGGCGGGTAAAAAGGTGGCGTCCGTCCAGCGGCCGAGTTCGTAGTAGAGTTTGCGGCCGGTGCGGGAGTCGTAGGTGATGGCATCGTTGGCCGGGACGGTGGTCGCGGGGGTGCCGTATGCACCGGCGGTCACGGACAGTCCGGGCAGCAGGATGCCGTCCGCGGCGGTGGCGGTGCAGGTGGCCTCTGCCCAGAGGATTTTCCCACCGAGGGTGACCACGCCGGTGGTGGCATCGAGCACCTTGTAATCCGCCAGGGTGGCGGTGCCTCCATGGCTGCCGGAAATGATACCGCCCTGCAGATAGGTGTCGCCCTCATCATCCTGATAGAGGGTGAAAAACGCACCGGCGAGTGACCCGCCACCGCCGCCGGGTGCGAAGATGTTATCGGGTGTGTGGTAGGGGCCGACCGTATCGCCGCGGGCGGAGGGCTCGTCTTCGGATCCGTATTTTTCGGAGGTGCGTTCGTCCGCGGAAAACCAGGTGACCGGGAGGGTGCGGAACATGCGTTGCAACTCCAGAAAATCCTGGATGGCGAGATACGGGGCCGGGCCGAACTCCACTGTCGATCTGCCAGTGACCAGGTCCCAGGTCACGGCGTGGATCAGGGCGTTCATGGTCTCGTAAGCGCTGTTGCCGGTGCCGCTGATGTTGAGTTTTTTTCCGATCAATCTGGCCACTTGCACGTCCTCTGCAGCGGTCGTGCAGGAGCCTTGCCAACGGTTCCCGGCGACGATGGCGTTGTAGGCGGATTCCGCGATGCCGGCGGGCACGGATTCAGGTGCCGGCCACTGGCTGGGGCCGTAGTAGATTTTGGTTCGGGCATTGGTGGCCACGATCTGGCATTCCGGCGTTCCTTGGGCGATCGCGGCGATGGTTTCCGCGCTGGCACCGGCGGCGGCCACCACGGTGGGTTTGACCACCATCTTGCTCACCCGCACCCGCATGTGATCCTCGATCGCGCCGCGGATGAGTTCGCGGGGATACTTGTCCGGATCCGGGCTGGTGAGGCGCGTGGCCCGCGGGTTGATCAGTGGGGCCTGGTCTCCGGGTTCTTCGATGAGTTCGCGCTCGACGGCGCTGATGGTGATTTCCTCATTGGGGACGTTGCGCAAATGCAGATATTTGTTTTTGATCCAGCGCTTGGCGGCATCGGTGGATTTGTTCGCCTCGGTGGCGATGGTCAGCGCGTAGATGCGGGTCTTCTGGGCCTGCATGTTGAGGCCTGCCAGCGGCACGGATGCGCAGATCACTTGCGGGCCGGCGTCTGGCCCGGTGGTCGGGTATTTATCCACGATGGCGCGGCGGAAGATTTCCGGGTCGCCATCGACATTGGCCTCTCCGGCGTATTCATAGACCACCCGCACTGCGGCCGGGATGAGGTCCGCGCGCTCGGTGATCCGGATGTCCTGGACGTCATCCGCCGCGCCGACTTCGAAGTCCACGGCCGTGGCGGAGGCGGCCGGGGTGACATGGAATGTGGGTGGCGTGGTCGTGTGGTCGATCCATGGCTGCCAATCCGGATGAAAGCGCAGGGCCATGCGGATGATCTCCGCGATGGTGATGTTGGATACTTCCGCCGGCAGCGGGATCTCTCCGGTGGGGATGGATCCTGCCTGGATGGCGATGCCCACCGATGCGGCATAGGTGATGGCATTGGTGATGACTTCCCCCACGCTGATGCGGGTACCGGCGGAGGACATGCCAAAGACGGCGCGGGGCACCTGGATGTCGGATCGCACGTGGGCGTTTTCCTCCTCGTCCACCACCACCCCGAATCCCCATGGCTCCTGATAGGGTGTTTGGTCCAGATCCGCCCAGGCATCCGAGATGATGTATTCATGGCCCTCTTCCTCCGGCGATCCGTATTTGGGGATGCTGGTCACGATGCCCTGGAAAAACTTCACCGGACTGCCCGCACCGGTCTGGTAGGTGAGCACGGCCGCCGCGCGGTAGGCCAGGGTTTCCGCGGCTTGGATGGTGGTGTCACGCGTGAATGCCATCGAAGAAACTCCATTGGCCACGAAGGTTCCGCCGGCCAGGGTGAGGCCGAGGGATTCCAGCGTGGAGCCGTTGAGTTTCCAGATCAGGGACATGGGTTATTTTCCGGTGCGGTTGCGTTTCGCCTGGCCTTGCAGGTTTTCGATATCCTTGGCCATGGCCTGCATTTCCTTGAGCGTGGCGGTCAGGGTTTTGAACATCGCAGCGCTCATGTTCTTGGCCTCTTGTTGCACATCGCGGGTAAGGGATTCGGTCTCGCCCAAATTGGTGCCGTCTGCCAAGCGGTCCGCCACGCGCTGCGCAGGGCGGTTGGTGGTGCCAGAGGCATCGATGCGGCCGGCGAACTGCCTCGCCTTGGCATCGAGCGCCGCCTGCTTGCGCTCGATCTCCGCTTGCGCGGCCGCGCGGGATGCTTGTTCGGCTTTGCGATCTGCTTCGGCTTTCGCACGGGCTTCCGCCGCTTTGGCGGCCGCTTCGGATGTCGTGCTGCGGGCCCCCGCGCGAGCGTTGTATTCGTCCCGGATGGCGGGTGCGCGGATGGCTTCCAGTTCGGCCGCTTGCTTGGCCCGGGCCGCGGCATCGCGGGCGGCGATTGCGGCAGCGTCAGCTTGTTGTTGTTGCTGGGTGAGTCCGGATGTTGCCAGATTGATATCTCCGTCGATGCTGGCCAGACGGGAGCGGTCTTTTACTGAAACTGAATTCGCCTGCGCGCGCGTGCGGGCCAGTTCTTCCTGAAGCCGGCGGGTTTCGTCGGTGTCTTTGAATGTTTGATAGGTGACCCCTGTCACGGGATCCCGATTTGTGATTTTTTCCCGACTGGCCTTGATCTCGGCTTCTTGTTTTTCGATCGCTACGGCGGCGGCATTCGCTGCCTGCACCCGTCCCCTGAGCGCTGCCTTTTCCGCTTCCAGGTCGGCAAGCCGTTGGGCGGTCCCGTCCGCATCGGCCTTTTGTCTCTGCGCGGTTTCCGCTTTGTTTTTGGCCTGGATCGCGGCGATGTTCTTGAGGGCTGCCAGATCGTCGATCTTGGCTTTGGCCCGGGCTTTTTCGTCGGCCTCACGCACGGCGGCCACTTCGCGGATTTTGGTCGCCTCGTCCTTCTTCGGGTCCGCTTGGATGCTGGCGATTTCGGCGTCGCGGCGCGCGGTGTCCACTCCAAGTTGGGCATCGCGCCTGGCGCGGATCAGCTCGATCTGGCGTTCGATTTCCGCATTCTGGTCGCGGTAGGATTGCTCCTCATCGTCCAATGCATCGAGCCATTCCTGGAGAGCGGCGGCGGATTTTTCGCCCGCCACTTCCGCGGCTTTTTCGCGGAGTTTTTCCAGGGCTTCCGTGGCCTCTTCCGCACCGTCTTTTACTTCTCCGCCGGCGAAGAGTCCGGCGAGTTTCGGGCCAAGGACGGAAAAGGAAACGGCGGCCATCGATACCACACCGGCCAGTCCCATGGTGCCGCCGAGTTGCATCACCAGGGACGGGATGTTGTTCAGAACCCCACGGATTCCGTATTGAGCGTCTTCAATGCCCTGGGAGAGGGACAAGACCGCCGCGCCCATGTTGCGGGTGGATCGCTGGACTTCCGGGGCTGCCTGGGAGATGCCATCGAGTGCATCCTTGGTTTTTTTCGCGGCGGGAGCGATCCCGGTTTGCGTCTTCGGATCCTGGAGCTTTTCGGATAGATCATCGGCCGCCGCCGTTACCTTGTCGATCTCGTTCGCCGCGGCTTGTGCGCCTTCGGTCTGGAGCTGGATTTTGACGGGTTTCATGGTTCGGGATCAAGCCAGGGAGGTGCCGGCCTCGATGGCGGTGAGCTCGCCGCCGATGAAGGTGAGGGTGTAGCGGCCGAGATGGTCTTGGTTGGAGGCATCCCACTCGGTGATGCAGGCGTTTTTCAGGGTGATGCCGCTGCCGTTGGCGAACTGCATTTTCACGTCAGCCATGGTGCGCGGCAGGGTGATCGGATAGATGGCGGCGGCCTTGGCGGCGTTCTCCACGGTGAGCGGCGTATCCACCGGCAGCTCCTTGCAGAGGGAGAAGGTGAGCGTGTGCTGCTCATTGCCGCGCGGGCGCGCCTTGATGCCGGCCGCGCGGAACAAGGGCACCGGCGTCACCACCTGCCGGCCGTTGATTTTCACGACGTCCCACATCGGCTCGCCCAGGGCGACGAGCAATGTCGTGCCATGCCGCACCTGGACGAGACTGTCGTAAACTTCCATTCCGGGATCAGAGGGTTAGGGATACGGGGCCGCTGCGGGGGGTGTCACTCACATCGCCCACGGCGATGTCGCCCGAGAAACCATCTTCCATCAACCAATCCAGGTCGACGATGGGTGTCCCGGAGCTCCCATTGAGTGCGGCGATGAGTACGTTACCGCCAATGCTTTTGAGCTCCCAGTCTAACTCGAAAGCTTCTTTGATCCGGTATGCCAGACTCGGTTGGACATAAACCATTTTCCCCGAAATCCTGACGCCATCGTAAAATCCATTGGCTGCCGCGGGATTAGTGATTCCGGTGACCACGATCCCTGATCCAGGTGCTCCTTGGATAATCTGAGACTCCGGCGTAACCGGTGAGGAGGACGGCACCGGCAGCGTGACGGCCGCCGGAGTGCCGGGTGTGGGAGACATGCTGGCGAGGGATACGCTTACGGGTGTGCTCATGACGGGTGCGGGCTGTGAGTTCGACGAAAAATGGCGGGCGGGGTTGGACCGCCGGCCTGCGGTCCTCAGTCGGTGAGGTTGGTGATGGTGCCGGTGGTGAGCGGGCTGTATAGTTGTTCAATGACCAGGGCATACGGATCGAGCCGCTCGCCGAACTTGTAGCCTTCGATGGTGGCCTCACCCCAGATGTTGAGCACGATGATCGGGCTTTGGTTCTGGTCATAGGCCTGGATAATCCACCAGCCGCGCAGCGAGTCCGCCCGCGAGCCAGGCACGAAAATGCCGGTGCTCGAGTTCGGCACGCCGCCGCCCAGGACCAGCTCCGCCAGCGTGGTTTTGGTGAACTCCTGCAAGCTGAATGCATGCGTCATGGTGGAGCTGAGCGGGATTTTCTTGCGCGTCTGGTAGCGGCCGGGTGAGGGCGAGCGCCGCGTGGCGAACTGCTGCGTGAACTTCGGCTCCCAGTCCTCCACGGTCGGGAACTTGATGTAATTGGTGGTCGGGTCCGTGTCCGGCCGCGCGGTGGCGGAGACGAGCACGCTATCGATGGTTTCCCCCTCGCGGGCGAACAGTAGGTGTGAACCTAGGATCAGGTCTTTCATGGTGTGTGTGTTCTAACGTTTTTGGTGCTTCATGGAGATTCCGGCTGCGGGGCAATGATGATCCGCGTTTTGAATACCGCCTGGCGGATGATGTATTCGTCATCCTCCACATCGGTGAAGGAATCCATATCCAGCCAGAAATGTTGATCGCCCCGCCCCAGGCTGTCTCCCTGGAGCAGCAGGCAGAGCGCTTCCCAACGGTCGTCCTCATCCTCGTCTTCCGCCTCCGGTTGCTCCGGGGTGATGGTGGGCAGCTCAATCAGGGTGATGGGAATGCTCACCTCCAGCTTGATCATGCCCTTGCGTGGCCGGGCGTTGCCGTCCTTTTTCCCCTCTGCCACGCCGATGACCAGGCACTGGCCGTGGGTGCTGGCCGCGGCGGCCACCGCCACGTCGTTCCAGATATTGGTCCGGCGCTTGATGAGGATTTCATCCAGCTCGAACTGCTCGGAATCCACTATGAGATCGCGGATGTTGCGCCGGATGGAATAGAGCTGGCTCATGCGATACCTCCTTCGCTGGTAATGGATGCGATGTAATCATCCGCCTCTTCCTGCAGCACGCCCGCCAGATCCTCTCCACTTGGGAGGGCGTCGGGATCCTTGGTGATGCTCACGGACTTCTTGAGCGCGAATACCGCCCGGATGCCCTGCCGCGCGCCCAGCCTCATGCCCAGCGTCCGGTTGCGGCCGCGGGTGCGGGTGGCGTTCACCCGGCTTTCGCTCGCCGCATCGTCATCCGCCTTCTCAAACAGCATGTCCCGCCCACGGATGCTGAATAAGCGTTTTCCGGTCTTCTCCCGGTAGGATGCCGCACTCTCCCCCCTCGCTTCCTTGATCACCGGGATCGTCAAGGAGCGGGCCACCTTGGGGAAAATCGTTCCGCCGAAGAGGTGGATGTTGAACCGCTGCTCGGCCACCTGCACCGTCGCTCCGGCATCCGTCACTTCCTGGGTTTTGGTGCTGGATGCCACCTGGTTCCAGAAGTTCGTTTTGTCCGCGTTCCACTTGTTCGGCTTGGCGTTCTTCTTGGCAAAATGGTCGCGCAGCGCATCCGTCAGCCGTTCCGCCAGCGCCGCATTCAGCCCGCGCGGGTTCTCAAGCGCCCCGGTGATCTTCACCAGGAAGGCCCGCGTGTCGGAGGCTGCCACTGTCACCCTCACGCTCAGCACGGCGCCACTCCTTTCCGGTTGCGGCCGCGGCCGGCCGGTGTTACCATCCCCGGCATGATGACCAATGCCGCCCTGGACGCGCTTGCCGCCACCATCCTTGCGAATAACGAGGTGGATGAGGAGACCGCGGCCTGGTATGCGGACCTCATCGGTGATTCCGCAGAGGTGGACGCAGACGGCCTTTTTGTCGTCAGGGATTTTAATGAAGGGGTCATTGTGGCAAGGGTATCCATCCCCGGTCGGTGAAGAGTTTTTCCATTTCCAGGAGGATCGGGGCGAAGTCATCGTCTGGCCATTGAGCCTCACTCCAGACATGGTAGGATTCCCTCTCTCCGGAGCGGATCTTGTTGAGCTCCGCCAGCAACTGGGCGTCCCCGGACTTCGTGGCAATGAACTGGCTGTAGGCCCGTGCGAAAAGCTCCTGGGGGGCTACCCAATAGCCTTTCTTTCCTGCGCGGCACCTGGTCAGCAGCCGGGTGTATGTCTTGGAGCGCGTGATGGCACTCATGAGTGCAGCCAACTCCTTCTGCCCGGTGGAAGCATAAGGGTGCTCCATTGTCGGTGTGTGCAGCCCATGATTATCCAGCAGATGCGCCAGCTCATGCAGCGCGGCCCAGCCTGCATCCAGTGTTGAGGGTGAGATCCGGATCTGCGGCGCCGTGTTGCCGTCCGTCGTCAAGCGGTAGTCACCGCCCACTCCCGGCCCGGGCGAGGTGATGGAAACATCCGGCTTCGGCAAGACTCCGTCCGTATGCACTCCAGCCGCCACCTTGATCGCGCGCGTGGCCTCTTTGCGGATGGCTCGGTCGACCAGCCCGCCTGGCACGATCACCACTTCCGTAAGGTCGGTGCCGTTCTGATTGGCGGCCGGTTGGTCGCGCGGCCGGAAGATAGGCCTCGCCACTTTGCCAGGCCTGCCTTGGCTTATCTCATCCAGCGGCAACAGCCGGATCACATCCCCCTCGATTTCCACATCCCCCCGGAACTCATCCTCGATCACCCGCCGCCTAGATTCGGGGATCCCCTTCAGGCTTGCCTCCGCCCCCTGGTTGAAAGGCACCTCCGAGGGCGTCTGCACCTCACCGGGCTTCAGCAAGCCCAGTTCCAGGCATTCCTTGCGCCGCACATTCCGCGTCCCCATTCCACTGCCCCAGTCGAACGGCTTCCATGGCACTCCGAACCGGTTGATCTTCACCCAGATCTCGGCTGTTTTCAGCGCGAGCATCCGGCCTTCCGGATACTCGGACGGCCCCGGGTAAAACCGCCCGCCATTCGCCCGCCAGATCGCCGGCCAGTTCCGCCGTTCCATCCGGCTCTCCAGGCGCTTGAATTCCCACGCCGGCGTCGCCCGCAGAATATCCGGATCCATCGCCGTCTTCCACTGCGCGTAGCCCTCCGCCTGGGCCAGATTCATATCCCAGATCAAGCCCAGCCTCCTTTCCGATGTGAAATCCTGCAGCGTCCCCTCCTTGCCCGCCTCCGGCCGGTAGCCCGCCTTCTTGAACTCCTGGCGCATCTCGTCGATGAATCTCCGCCTGTCCATCGTCACCCCCTCCTTGCCATCCGCCAGTTTGCTCCGCTCCAGGGCGATGCGCTGCGCGAGCCTCCGGTGCATCTCCGCTGCCAGCTTCTCACATTCCAACCGCGCCGCCCAAAACGAACGCAGGCGGATCTCCGCGGGCACCAAGTCCCACTCCGCGGACGAGAGCACCGTTCCCATCGGCGTCCGCCGGGAAATGCTCTCCACCGCCTCATCGAGCGGCACACCTGTAGTGAAACCAATCATCTGTGATCTCTTCTCTTGCTTCTTGATGTCTTGGGGCTTTCAGATCCCTTCCTGCTGATCCCTGCCGAAGCGGCGTTTCCTGGCATTGATCTTCGGCGCTGGATGCGGCTTGCCTTCCGGCACCGGATTCGCCTCCGCGTCCGGAGCCGGCCTGGGCCGGATCGTCCCCTTCGCCACCATCAGGAAAAACGCATCCGCCTTGTCATACTCATCCTTGCGCGCTTCACCCGGCTTGTAGTTCGGAATGCTGGTGAGCACCCGCCACCTCGCAATGGCCATCGCCTTTGCCACAAACTCGGAGGGAATCAAAAGCGGATTCGCGCTCAAAGTATTCTGCGCGTGCGAGCCGATGTAACCGCGCACCTCGTTCACCAGGTCCGCCAGAATCGGAATCACCCGGTCCGTCACATCCGCCCCCACCGAGACCTTGCCGAAGTCCTCGCGCTCCTTCACTGTCATCGAGGACAGCAGGTTCGTCGCGCTCAAAGGCACCCATGGTAGCAAAGTAGGCATGATCTCTTATCTTCTGTCTTCTGTCTCAAAATCTTCTGTCTTACCCCGGCTATGCCCTGGGAGATCTCTCCCCCAGGGCAATGCCGGGATCAGAGCGGTCAGCTCACGGTGATGCGGCGACCGGAGTCAGCAGCCACGACTTGGATGTCCGCGCTCCAGTCCACATAGAACACGTCGGAGGCGGCGCGGTCGTCCCGGTATTCGCGCACGGCGTCCACCATACCGGGGGCAGTGGTGAAGGTCTTGGCGAAGGAAGGATCGTATTGGTCCGGAGTGTCGCTTCCGAAGAAGATGAACACTTCCGCGCCGACGATGCTCGACGCGTTCTTGGCGGCACCCACCTTGTTGACATCCGCGCTGAGCACGCCCACGCGGATTTCCATGGAGGGATTGAGGAACAAGCCGCCGGCCTGATCCGGTTGCAGCCCGATCAAGGTGGCACCCGGCTGGCGGGCGATCACCTTGCTGTGCTGCCGGAAGAAGCGCCACGCGCCGATGCCGAACACGATGCGGTTGGGCATGCGGCCGGTGGCGATGGCGATGGCCTCGATCTGGGAATCGATGTCGTTGACCGGATCGTTGTTGGCCGGGTTGGACCACACGCCGATCGAGCCGGTGGCGGACTTGCCCGCCTTGATGGCATCATAGACGCGCTTTTCGTGGCTGTGGATGCCAGCGCCCACCAGGTTGCGGATTTTGGCTTCCTGGAGGTTGATCACGTTGCCATCCCCGGCCATCGCGCGCTCGTGGTCGTCGATGGTGGTTTCCAGGCCTTGCGGGAGGCAGTTGAAGAACGGATCGGTGGCGGCGAATTCCACGCGCTTGCGGGTGCCGCCGATGGCGCGCGCCGTGTCGAGCACTTGGAAGTCGTTCTTGTCCGAATACTTCTTGTATTGGCCGCTGGCCAATCCGGTCACCACGATGGGTGCGATGAAGTTCGCAAGGCTGGCCGTGCGATCCTGGGCGAGGCCACTCGCGAAGTTCGTGAGGTGGCGGTTAACATTTGCAGCAGTGGCTGGCATGGTAATGGTGTCTTTCTGGTTGGTGGGTGGCGGCGGCCCGTCATGGACCGCCGCCGGTTGGGGGTTAGCTGGCGTAGTTGATCGGCTCGATGAGGTAGGCGTCGATTAGTTCATCCGCAGCGCCGGCTTCCAGGGCGCGGGCCACGCGGCAGCGTGCGCCGCTTCCGGCATCCGCCTGCACCGTCCCGTCCGTCTTCACGGTCAGGTAGGTGCCGCGGTTGATGGTGCCGGGGCTGGTGCCCGTCACCTTCACCTTGACGACTCCGCCGAAGTTCGGCGTGGCGATGGTGGAGCTGTTGGCTGCGGCGCTGCCTTCGACGATGACGCCGATCGGAGTGTCGGTGACGGCGTTGACGATGGAGTCGGTGCCGGATGCAGTTTCGACGAAATGGCCGTCTTTACCGCTGAGGTCCGCCGAGTGTTTGGCGGGAATGATGGCTTCGGATCGTGAGATCATGGTATTTGTTGATTATCGGTTGTCGGTTATCGGGGATCGGGGATCAGTTGAAGAGTTCGGGGCGTTCGCCCTTGGCGATGTTCCAAGCGGTTTGGAAGTCGCAGCGTTCGCGGTTGCGGATAGAGGTGACAGCGGCGTTTTGTGCCTTGGCCTTGTCATCCTTGTCGGCATCGCTCACCGTCTCCGGCTGCTTCGCCTGGGTGCGGTTGAAGATGCGTTCCTCGGGCGCCTTCTTCGCGGGTTCCGGCAGCAGCTCCAGCATCGCCACCGTATCCTCACGGTTGCGGATCAGCTGCGCCTTCACGTCCTCGCGCTTCTCTTTCGGGATGCGCTCGCCGTAGCGGTTCATGATCACCTCGGCTTCCGTCTCGGCGGCTTTGCCCTTGAGGCTTTCCAGCTCGGACATCATGTCCGTGATTTTCTTCAGGATCGCTGCTTCGTCGGCATCGGCGGGCAGCCCTAGTTTTTCTGCAATTGGTTGCATGGTTGGTTTGGTTTCAGTTTCGGTTTGCTCGCCGCCGTAGCGGTTGGAGATTGGTTTCGCCCCCCTGTTGTTGGGCCTGTTCGTGAATGCCAGCCCTGCCAGGCGCAGCGGCCGCACCCGGCCATTGCCCAGATCCTCCAGGTCCTCGGGATCGTATTCGGTGGAGAAGAATTTGAAGCGCTTGTTGCGGATCGCCAGCTCGCCGATGTCCGTCAGGTCCAGCCGCGCATGCAGTTGCCCGTCGCGGACTTCCAGCTGCTGCGCCCAGGCCAGCGCCTCGGTGGAGTTTTCCATGTCATGGCTCAGGTGGTCATTGTCCACCAGCAGGCCCGCGAAGTTTTCGCCCGCCTCAGCCTTCTCGGCCGCGAAGCGTTCCACGATGGATTCCAGCGCGACCTCGTCGATCACCTGCTGGCGCGTCCTGCCCGCAGGATGCACGCCCGTCACCTCGATCTGGTACCACCCATCGGCTGGAATCCCGCCGCTTCTGTTATGGATTCTCGCTCTCATGAATTGTTCTCTTGTGTCTTGCGTCTCAGCCCATCCCTCACCCCGATCAAAGCCGCCGTCCCCATCGCCGCTTCCAGCTCTGCCGCCAGCGCCGCCGCCTGCTCCACATCGAACAACTCCGGCAGGCTCTCCGCCGCATCCTCCACGAATTGCAACCACGCTGCATCGTCCATGCCCTCGCCCTGCAATCCGGCGAGCAGCTCGTCGATCGGTTCCAAAACCTCACCCCTCACGCCCATCGCCTGCGCCAGCGATGACCGTAATAATTTACGGTAATCCCCACCATCCCGGTTCATAATCCTCTCCCCGCCCTCTTGCGTCTTGATGTCTTGTGTCTTGCGTCTCACCGGATACCCCGTCTTCTCCTCGATCCACTTCTCATCCGCCTCCAGGCCCGCGCCTTCCAGGGAGACGATGTCCTTCACCACCTGCGCCGGATCCATCTCCTCATTGGCCGCCAGCGAGAAGTAAGCGTAAGCATCCTCGCCCGGTGTCACCCGCTCGATGATCTCCGCATCAATGCACTTGCGGAAGATCTCGGAAATCTCCGCCGCCTCTGCCCGCGCGATCGCCGCAAAGGTCTCCGCATGCGCGTTGCCAGCCAGAGTCCCGCTGCCGCTTTCCGCCAGCATCGTGAGTTTCCCACCCGTGCCGCGCAGGATCACCTGCTCATCCTGATACTTGATGTGATCCTTGAACGGGTTTTGCCCGCGTGCCCCATTGTCCACCGTCTTCACGTCGCTCCCACCCGGCAGCACACCCCGCGCGTCCCCGGTCACCTGGTCCGCCATTTCCAGGTATTCCTCGCTCTTTTCCTCCGGCACGTCATTCGGCATCACAATGAACACCGCCGGGATCCCGAAGGTCTCGATGAAGCCATCCCAATCTTTCTGGGAAAGCGCCTTCCTCACAAACGCGATCAACGCCACCCGGTTGATCGGCCTCGCCACCTCGCGCGTCACGAAGCGCGGCAACGGCACATCCTCCCCACGGTTGGTGCCAAGCGTCGAGCTGGAGTTAAGCTGCCATTTGCCGTACAACCCCTCCCTCACCCAGAACCACTGGTCCACCGGAGCCAGCTCCACCACATCCCCGTTTTCATCCGTCACCTTCTCCAGGTGCGCATATCCCCGGAAGGATGCCATCGCCATCGCCTCAAACGCGGCGGATAGATTCGTGATCCGCCCATACGCCGTCTTCAGCGCTGCCGCCTGCCGTTTCGCCACCGCTGTTTTCCCGGCCGGGATCTCCGCCCGCGTCTTGATGTCCCAGTCCAGCTCCTGGATCGCCGAGGTCCGCCGCTCCACCAGCGCACCCAGGGTGGCATCCTGCATTTCGATATAGCGGTAGGTCCATTGCAGATCCGCAAACGCTCCCCGCTCGCCATCCTCCAGCAGATGCACCGCCCGCATGATCGTCAGCGAGCGCAGCGGATTATAGGCGTCCCGCCACAAGTTCGCAGTGCCCACATGCAGCCGGTAATTGACCGAGGCCACCGCGCGGTTCATGATCGCCCCCATCCGGCGCAGGAAACCGCCCTTCGCGGCCCCTCCAGGTCCCTCAAGCGTCCTCACAGCCGCCCTCCTTTCCCACTTCGCTGCAAACCCGTTGCAAATCGCCGTGAGGCGTTGCAAAGATCTCGGGTGCGCAATGGTCCCATATTCGGGCACCCCCCCCTAGAAATCGATCCTGGAGCCATTTTCACCAGACACTCCTTTCTTTGTTCCGAGTCCGCCGCCCGCCGGGCCGTGGCGGGAAGTAAAAAGCGTTCGCATCCCCCGCTGCCCGGACCGCCAGCGCCAGCGCGGTGCATCGGTCGCTGTGCCCTGCCTTCGTCCGCGCTGCCCAGTAGTTGTATTCCCCGTTGGAAATCACCTGCTTCATCTCGTGGAGGTCCTCACGGATCACCGTGCTGATTGGGATGCGCAGCTTCGTCGGCGCCGTAAAGGCCTGCCTCAGCTTCGGGAAAATCTGCCGCTTGAATCCGGCCGTGAAGGTGCATAATTCCACCTTGCCCATCTTGTGCTCGCCCGGCTTCCACTCCCGGTGATTCTTCACCATGATGTCCCCCAGACCGATTCCCGGCCCCGTGTAGTCGAAGCTCACTCTCGTCGAGGCCCGGATCCGGTCGTCCAGAATCTGGAACTGATCCGGCGTGGAAACCTTGTCCAACACCAGCACCTCCCGCGTCCATAGAATATCGCCCACCCGCTGCAGCGTCCAGCACACCGTCGGATCATTGGTCCGCCCGAAGTCGATTCCCAGGAACGTCGCCCCTGCGTGACGCGCATCATCCAGGCTCCAGCACTCCGTCGCCTCCGCACTCTCCGCCAGCGCGATCAACTCATACGGCAGCAGCACATTGGTCGTGTCCAGGAACTGGCACAGGAACTCCTGCGCGAATCCATCCGGATCATCCATCAACTCCCGGATCTGCTGCACGTCCACCGGCAGCCCCATCAGCACCGCATGATAGATCGTCACCAAGTGGCGGATCCACTTCAGCTTGTCCTTGCTGTCATCCTTCGTGAAAATCTTGTGTGCCGCGCTCCCCGTCCCATTCGGAGTCGTGCCGATCCGCACCTTCTTCTCACCACCCCGCAGCGGGTTGGTGATGGATGGCAGGATCGCCTTCCACGTCTCCGCCGGCTTCTCGAAGAAGTCGAACTCCGTTAGAATCACATTCGCGCTGCGGCCCCGCACCGTGTCCGGCTTCCCTGGCACCGCCCGGAACCTGCTGCCATTCTCAAACAGGATCTCCGCACTCTTCAACAAGTGCTGTGAGGTGTTCCCCTCGCGCTCCTCGAAGATCTCCTTGATGTGGAACTCCCACGCATCCGCCCAAAGTTTTCCCTGCTCCAAGCTATCCAACGCCTGGCGCTCGGATGGCGCGGCCAGCATCCACTCCGTCACATGCTCCAGGCAGTCTTCCACCGCCTCGCCGTTCATCGTGAAATCCTTCCCCGTCTGGCGGCTCTGGATCTGGATCTTTGCCCGGCTCCGGTCGTGGTGCGCCGCGAATTGATACTCCAAGTAAACACTCCGGGGGTCGCTCGCCGGGTAGGGGTTTTCCCATCCGCTGTAGGAAGTGCCCAGCGTGTGGTTTTCCACCAGCCCTTCCAGCTCACCCAGCTCCATCGTCCAAAGCGGATTGCTCCGCGCCGCAGTGTGCGCTTCCGCCACCTGCACCCGGAGCTGCTCAAGAGCATCTGTTTTCGCGTTCCCCATCGTTTTTATCCCATCCGGAAAATTTGCTTCAGCTTCGCCGCCTTCTCCTCTTCGGTGAGCTTCCCATCCCCCATCACTTTTCCCGCTTCGTCCGCCTTCGCGGCCTTCGCCTCCAGCAGTGCCACCCTCCGCTTGTCCAGCTCCTGGGCCTCCTCCATCAGGCCCAGCCTTGCGTCCATCTGTTTGATTTTCGCCCGCCCGTGCCCGATCTTCATCATTGCCGAGAACAGCTTCCCATCGCGCGTCTGGACGCCGCGCGCCGCCATCATCACCACGCCCGCCCGCTCGATCTCCTCCAGGTCGAAGGTCGGATCCGCACGCATCTGCTCTTTGATCTGCTCGATCACATCCCGCGTCCGCTCGAAGTCCCTCCGCACCGAAAGCCACTTGTAAAAGGAGGACACAGTGGAGAGCGAGCGCACGGGAATGCCATGCCGCTCCTGCAGTTCTGCCATCACCTCCACCAGCGTGAATTTCTTGCCGTCCTTCTCCGGATGGCGCAGACGCCACATCATATCCGCGAACTCGGGATCCGCCTCCGCCTTCGTCTGCAGCACCGCGTCTGCCCTTGCGTCTTTGGGGATGTCCATTCACTTGATTCTATCGTGGTTGATTCCCGCCTTCGTGATCACCCAGCCGTCCAGCTCCAGCTCGTCGATCCTCTCCCGCCGCACAAAAGCCTCCCCGTGGTTCCACTCGATCGCGTCGCGCAGCTGAGTTAGATCCACCCCGCCGCCTACCAGCTCGTTCACGGCATCCAGTAAAGGCTCCTCGGCCAGCGGCTCGCCTTCCTGCATCCGCAGCACCGTCCGCACCTTCTGCCTCACACGCCCATTGCTCACTCGTTGCTTGCTCACGCTTTTTTGGGTTCGGGGTTATCGGGTTTCGGGTGGATCGCTTCCGCCAGCTTGCTCAGTTGCGCCGCCACGTCGGAATGCACCCTCAGTGCCGCCACCTCCTCGCGCTGGTCATTCACCACTTCCCAGATCTTCTGCCTGCCGCCATGCGCCGCACTGGCCACCTTGCCGATCTCCTCGCTCAGGCTCTTATTCTGCCGCTCGATCTTGCTCGAAAGCGTCGTGTTCTGAGTGGCCAACGCGCTCATGGTCTCCCTGAACAGGCTTTTCATTTCCGCGGAGCTGACTGCCATCACTCCCTTGATCTCGGCCACATTCGCCGCCAGGCTCTGCTCCAGCCGCTCGAACTCCCGCCGCGTCACAAACTCCTCCTTCATCCTCACCTCGAAGGGCTGCGGCCCCACCTTCAGCTCCCGCTCCTTGTCCTGTTGCCAGCGGCTCTTCATCACCGGTGCCATCACCGCCCCCAGGATCGCCACCACAAAGGTCGTCACCCAGGGGAGGATTTCCCTCAGAGTCATCGTGCTGCCCGCAGCCGCCTCCGCCAGATATGTCATCGCCTCAGTCATAGAATTTTGGATACCCTCCGCATGGCCTTTGCCTTTTTCTTCCTTGCCCGGCGCAGGTAGCGCATCGCCGCCGTCACCAGCGCGATGCCCAGGATCTCGTCACGGGTCTTTCCCGCCTCCCGCCCCGCGGCGTAATCGCACAGCGCCAGCAGCCCAGCCGCTTTCAGATTGCGGATGCGTCCCTCCCTCTCCCCGGTGCATTCCTCGGCCGCCAGTGCTTCGTAAAAATCCCGCGTCATGCCGCACCCCCTTTCATCATCAGATCATGCACCTCCCCGCGAAAAACCCGGTCCGCCTCCGCGATCGCACGTGCCCGCTTCATCCACGCCGCCTCCAGCAGCGCGACCCGCTCCGCAACCACTTCACCTGGCACCACAACCGCCACGGCCGTCGGCGGCGGAGTCACCGCCTTCGTGTCCAGCTTCAGATACTTCGTGATCCCACGCGCCAGCGCCTCGCCGGCCCGCCGCTGGTTTTCCGGATCCGCCAGCCAGGCCTCGCCCTCTTCCGTGTGAATGAACTCCAGCTCAAACAGCGCCGCCGCCATCCGCGTCTTCATCAGCACTGTGAACTTCGATTCCTTGTCCACATCGCCATCGCTCATATCCATCCGCTTCGGCTTATCCGGAAACTCGGCTCCATACTCATCGAAAAGATCCGTCGCCAGCCAATCGCTCGCCGTCTGCCCTGGTGATGTCCATACCTCGAAACCCTTCCCTTGCCCCGGAGGCCCCGCATTGCAATGCACCGAGACGAAGATGTCCGCCCCCTCACGGTTTGCGAAATTCGCCCGTTCCGTGAGACTCAAGAACCGGTCCTCATTCCGCGTGTAAATCACCCGGCATCTCCCCATCAACAGCGTCCCCGCGATCCGCACCACATTCAATGCCACCGCAGACTCCTTCAGCCCAAGCGGCCCCACCGCTCCCGGATCCGCCCCGCCGTGCCCGCCGTCAAAACACACTGTTGGGGTCAATCTCATGCCCGGGGTTTCCTTCCCAGTTCAGAGTTCATCATCACCTCATTCGCCTCGCGCCGGTCCTCATGATTCCCATAGATCCCATCACTCCCATTCCTCCCATTGCGCCGCCGCCGCAGGCACAGCAGTGCAAGCACTGTTGCGATGATCAATCCTGCGTCGGCGGCACTCATTTTATGGGTAGGGGTGCAAGTTGTTAGAAAAAGGCTGCCCGCCGGTGGTTCTTCAATCTCGGTTGTCTCCTGCTAGAGCGGATCTCCCCAGGCGGTCGGGCATTGGTGCGGTTATTTTGAAAACTGGTAACTCATGGAGTATCCCGGCCCCTGGACGGCGACTCCCACCGGATAACCGACGGCCGAACACGACGGCAGGGCACCGAGGCACCCCACCGCCGCGCCGGTGACAAGCAGCAGCATGACCCCCCCGGATCCGCCGAGCCGCTTGTCGGTCACTTCATCATCATGGTTCCCCTTCCGGAGATTGGAAATCCAGGTCAACGCCATCCGCCACAGCGCCGTGATCACCAGTGACGCGATGATCACCAGCGGCCCCACCAACTCGGAGATAGCCTGCGCAAGCGCGGCCTGATCATCCGGGGAAAGGGCCACCAGGGAAATGATCCACGCAGTAAATAGCGTGGCGATGAGCGTAAACCAGTGCCGGAGGATCGATGCAATGTTCATGGTGTCGGTCGAGTTGGATCCAGGGGAGCGCGGCGGCGGTCAGGAAAACCCATTAACCTGTAACCGCTCGCCGCGTCCCTCAGAGGCCCGCATCTAATCACACCCCCTGCGGACCGTCCGCCGCACCTCCCACACCTCCCGCACCTTTCGGGCTTTTCCCCTCTTCCACCGATCACTGATCACTCGGCACTCATTCCCCACCTACCCGCAGCGCAGCGGGCTTTCCGCCTCGCGCGCAGCCTTATACTTCAGCACGCTTTCCGAGTCCAGCCGCAAGGCCGCGTTGCTCGCCCGCCCGTCCTTGCGCTTCACCCGCGCCCCCGGCTTGTACCCGTCGATCAATCCTTTCCGGTAGAGATCCGTCACCGTCCACTCGCTCACCCCCAAAATCTTCGCCGTCTGCTTCGCGCTCATGTGGGACAGCGGCCGCCGCGCCGTCACCGTCACCTTCCCAGGCCCCGCCGTCACCACCTCACTCTCCCAGATGCACAGGGTCAGCTGAACGGGCGTTGCGGGGGCAGTGCAGGTGGATTGCATGCCCGCAGCTTAACACAGCTTCCCGGAGCGTCCGGAGCGTGACACAAAAACCGTGTCACGCCGTGACACGGTTTCAGAAAAGCTGCCGTGCCACGGCGTGGCACGGCAGGGACGATCAGCGTATGCCGGTCTCGAATGTCTTGCGACGTTTCGGCCCCGGGCGCTTCGCCGCCGGCTTTTGATCGGCCGGCAGCAGACACAGCGCCAGCACAGCACCCAGCACGCCAAGGAGCGCACCTGCACCGAGGATTTTCCACCCATCCTTGCGCAGCCAGGCGGAGCCTCCAAACGCCATCAATGTGACTGGGATCATCTGCCATGCCCAAATGGCGAAATACAAAAGCAGGTCTGGATTTTTCATCGTGTTTTTTTGGGTTCGGGCCACGGCCCTTGAATGATGTTACTCGCTACGCTCGACGCTTCTTTCCTTCCTCAAGCGGCTTGAGCACCGTTTTCTTCGGCCGACCGCCTTTACCTGCACGATCCGGCGCGTGCATGAAATTCTCTGGCAGGTGTATCCGGCATTCCTTGGTCACATACAAAAACAGCACCTCCCTAAGAAACTGGGACCTGCTTTTACCGCCTCTTGCGCGGTCGATCGCCGCAACGAATTCGGCATCCAAATGGACCCCTATTAAGGTTTGGCCGGTAGCGCGTTGGTTTGGCATGGGCAGCCTTTTAACACCTTTTTAGAATGGCTCCAATTTTTTTCTTGTCAACTGGCTTAAACTCAATTAAACACCTTTTCAAGCAACCACTACCATGTCCAATCCTCAAAAACGCACTCAAACCCGCGGGGCTGTCCAAAAGGCCGGCGCGACGTTTGTCGCAGCTTGGATCCCCGACGAGATCGTCGAGGCCCTTGATCGAGCTGTGCAACATCAAGACACCGACCGCTCGAAACTCATTCGGAAGGCCCTTCGGTCGTTCCTTTCGAAATCCGCCTGAACACCCAACCCAACCCAACCATGGACCCCATCACCGTCACTCCTCTGCAACAGCCACTATTCGACCTCCTCACGCCGCACGCTCGCCGCGTCCTCTCCATCGCCGCTGAAATCGCTGCCGCCGAGTCGGCCTTCGGTGTCTCCTGCATCGCCTGCCATCACCTCCTCGCCGCCCTGGTGCAGGACAATCACGGCGTCTTCGGCCTGCTGCTGGAACGCGCCGGCATCACCGAGGCCGCCATCCGAGAACTCCTCAACCCCAGTCCGGAGCCTCCTCAATCCCATAAAACGGAAACGGCCCCACCAACTCCAGCGCCACCAACTTCATCCAGTGATCGGATCTCCGGTTCCATAACTCTGTCAGCAGCCACACTTGGATGCGGGAAACACTCCATCCATCAGGCGGACCACCAAACGGATCTTCCCGCGATGCCGGTGGAAACAACTGCCCCGCAAAATCATTTCCACACTGGCACCGAAGATAAAGGAAGTAGGCCATGGATGGAGAAAGACGCTGTAGATCAACTGTTCCGCAGCCTGCACGCTTGCATACCAGCTCCAGGCCCGCCCTCACCCGCCGTTCTTCCGCAAACAAGAACCTCACCAGCGGTTCAAACCCTGCCTGAATGTTCGGGCTCAACCGGGAAAGATACGGCAACGCCCTTTCCAGGGCACCGTGCGTCAGTCGTTGAAGGTTTTCTCCTGCTTCGTTCCATTCTGCTGGGGGGGTCATGCCCGCAGTGTGGCCGCCTCCACACCCAGGATCAAGCCCCCTCTTCCACCTCCGCTGCCCGCTAATCCCCCAACCACCAACCCCACATCATCATGAACACCACCACCACCACCACCCAACCCGCCGCCGATCTTAAATCGGCCGCACTCATCAAACTCCAGCAGGCCGCCGGGCTCATCATCTCTGCGCGGGATGATCTCTGCAACCTCGAAGGCCACGGTTATTGTCGGATTTACGAGCGCACCCTCAAACACGCGATCGCGGTATCTACCGAGGCCACCAATCTCCGGCACCTCGCCCCACCCACCGGACTCTTCACCGTCTAACAACCATGCAACCCACCATCATCGCCCCCAAGCACGCCGCCGCCCGCGTCTTTCACGACCCGGTCACGAGCGAGGACCTCCCCATCATCATCATGATCGCCACCGCCACAGCCCCCGCTCCCATGAAACCGCCACGCCTCTTCCGCCTGCTCCGCATCATCGAGCGCCTCAACCTCATCCATTGCCATCGCCGGCTCACCGGCCGCCGCACAGACCACCTCTACGCCCGCTCCCGCGCCATCACCCAAGCGTACCTCACCGCCGCCGCCGCCAGCCAGCCATGAGCCCGGTCCGCATCTCCTCACTCGCCCTCATCCGCCTCGTCATCCTCGCGGTGGAGGATGTGTTCCAGGTCGATCATCGGCATCTATTCAGTCCCAGTCGCAAGCCCATATTCTCCTGGCCTCGCCAGGTCGCCATGGTGGCTCTAATGGATCAGCTCGGGCTCTCATCCACTTCTGCCGCCAGAGCCTTCCGGCGCCGGGATCACGCCACCGCCCTCCATGCCAGGCGCGTCCTGCACCGCCGCGTCGCCTCATCCACCTATGATCGGGCAAAGATCCGCCAGTTACTCACCAAGCTCGCCGAGCTTCGCCGCATCCACTCCACCCTCAAAACCCATAACTGAACGCCATGTCATCAGACCCCACAGACGAAGACGCGCTTGCCGCCAGCCTCGCGGATGCCGCCATCCGCCTGGTGGAGGAATCTCATCCTTTCGGCTCCCCCAAGTTCCGCCGCCGCATCGCCCGCCTCTACCTCCGCCAGCTCACCGGTTCAGAGAAACCTCCCGGCCGCATCACCGAGGCCGCCGTCGCCAAGTCCATCGGCCTCACCAAGCAGCGCGCTTCGGAAATCAAGCACACCGCCCTCGCCAAGCTCTACCTCGCCATCCGCAATCGTCACCCAGACCTGTTCTAATCCCATGCAAACCATCCACCCCTTAGAAATCGTCCTGGTCGTCAGCGCCGCCCTGGCCATCGCCACCGTGTCCGTCCTGCTCACCGCCGCCTATTACCGCCAGCGCATCCACCGCGTCTATTCCGACGCCTGGCGCGCCGCCCGCGCCTTCTATCGCTCCAACCCTCCGGCCTGAACCCCTTCGGGGCGGATGGCCCGCACGGCAACGCCGGGCTCGGGCTCGATAACCTGCACCAAGCATCCGCCCCGTCTCTCTCTCCCACTGCTCACTGCTCACTGATCACTGCTCACTTCTTCATCCCATGTCCGAAACCGCCACCACCCTCACCAAGATCCGCGAAGCCCGCGAAAACATCACCTACTGGAAACGCCAGAAAGCGCTGCGCACCGAACACACCGCCCGCGTGGAAGCCGGTGCCCGCGTGCTTCTCTGGGAGCAACAACTCCACGCCCACCAGTCCCGCCTCAACACCCTCATCGCCGCCAAAGCCCAACCCGCCACCGCCTGATCCCATGTTATATCTCATCACCATCCACTGGCAACGCCGCGTGTTAGAAGAAGGCCGCCCACCGTCCGGCAAATCCACCTACCCCACCGCCGCGCGCAACTACCCCACCGCCGTCTGCAAAGCCAAACTCAAATTCCAGCGCAAGTTCGGTGCCCACCTCACCATCACCAAAACCGAGGAGTTCCAGGACCCCGCCCGCGTCTTTCACGACCCGGTCACGAGCGAGGATTTCCCCATCATCGATTGCGGCTCAGGCCGAGACTTCGGCATCTGCCCTCGTTGCGGCCTCGGTCACGGCGCGGTCCTCATGATGGCCGGCCGCTCCCTCGTCCCTTCCCCTGAAAACTGAACACTGAACACTAGCAAACTTTCCACCATGACAAACCCCGCATTTACCGCCCTCACCAAACAACTTCAGGACCGCGCCTCCTGGCTCGTCAACGCCGGCGTCGAGGACACTCGCATGGGATGCAACGCCATGACCGGAACCGACGATGACATGGCCGTCCTCCGTGCCGCCATCGAAGCCGAAACATCCGGCGCGAACCGCGTCTCCCGCCTCGACATCATGCGGGCAAAGCTGCGGAAGTTCAGCGAGGCAGCCCGCGCTGAACTTCTTCTCCACCGAAATGCGGGCCCCACCAAACCCGAATCCCCCCTCGCCAAACGCGCCCGGGAACTCCGCGAGGCCCGCCACAACCCTCCCGCCCAGGTCGTCTCCAAAGAAGAGTTCAAAACCATCGCTACCGCCATCATCACCCGGGATGCCTCCGCCTCAGACGTCGAGATCGTTACCGAGTCCCAGGTCAAAACCGCCGACCTCCGCGCCTCCGCCCAGCGCATCAACGAGGCCCTCGAAACCATCCGCTCCCATGAGGATGCCATGATCGAGGCAACCCTGGAGCACCGCCTCTGCATCGGCCTCGAACTCGCCAAAGCCCAGGACGCTTTCGGCCTTTCGCGTGCCGCCGCCGGGGCCATCGGTGGAAGCATGCCACGGCGTGGCATGCTTGACGAAACCCCCGCCCCCATCACCGCAGATCCCGTGGGATTCTCCAACTGGCTGGCCAAGGAAATCCCCGATCTCAAGCGCGGTACCGCGCATAAATACGCCACTGCCTTCGCCGGTACCGGTCTCACCATTCAGGACGCCACCCCCGTCAAGATCCGGGACGTCGTCAAAAAACTCCGCCATGAGTTCGGCAAGGAAGGCAAGCCCATGCCCTGCCTGCAAGACTTCTACAAACGCGGCCGCATCCCACGCTCGGAACTCGTCATCATCGGAGCAAAACCCATCACCTCCAAGCAGCTCCGGCTCGAAGACGCCCGGGAAATCTTCCACCTCTGGCAGGAAGCCTTCCACAAAGCCCTCAAGAAAGGCCACCTCGATCACCTGGACAGAAAAGGCCTGCTCGAACTCCAGGAATTCACCGCCACCGTCCGGGACCGCATCAAAGCCCGCCTCAAGTAAACCTCTCCTCTCTGCTCACTGATCACTGATCACTTCTCACCCGGCACTCACACCCATGAAACTCACCCTCATCGATTACGGCTCACACGAATGGGAAACCCTGTCCGCCCCACTCCGCACCGAGATCGAGGATTGGATCCACGCCCTCTCCGCACCCCCGCCCACACGCGGCATCGGC